GCGCCGATATGGGTCGTCACGTCGATTTTCTTGACATCCGTCATGGGACGTTCTCCAGTTCTTTCCGCGTACCGGCCAGCACTACCGAGAACACTGAGAGGGTGCCGGATACCTCGACTTCCCACTTTACCGCCTTGAAGCCCGACGGCAGGTTAACCGGCTCCTCCGAATTCACCACACCCACCCACACGAGCGTGTCGTCCGCATAGATCTTCACGCCGATCGAGTCCGAGGCCAGCGACTGCTGTGGGACACCCAGCCCGTTGATGCCGCCCTCGTTGACGCCCTTGTCGTCGATGGCGTAGCCCGATGGGTCGAACGGCGGCGGTGCCGGCGGCGCCGGTGCGTTGCCGAACGCGAAGAAATCGCCGCGCACCTGCAACACACCCATGTTCACCGGCTTCGGCACCATGAACGGCTTCGACCGCCACACGAACACCAGCGGGCTGTCCACCGCGCCATCCCACTGGAACAGCTGGTCGCCGATGATGACGTGCGCGCTATTGTCCACGGCAGAGTTCTTGATCCGCTTCACGCCGTTGACCTGCAGGTCCGTGAGGCCCGTCGTCGCGTCGTCGAAGCCGAGCGAGTAACCCAGCTGCGACGAGTAGAACCCGAAGTACCGGCTCTGATAGATCGCGCCGGACGTCGACACTGGCGGGAACCGCGCCAGCCAGTCCTTGCGCGTGGCGAACGCGTTGCTGTTGTTCACCACGCCGTCGGCCGAGAGCGAGATCAATCCATCCAGCGACGGGTAGAACGCAGCGGTCGACGTGCACACGAAGCCATCCTGTGTCAGACATGGAATGACTTCACCGAAGTTCTGAGTGGAGAGCGACGTCGGGCTCGTGCCTGACACCACGGCTGGGCGTCCGGTCGTGCCGATCACCAGCAGCGAACCGATCCACCCGATAGCCACGATGTCTTCAGGCACCGCGATCTGGTAGCTGTCGGGCCATGCGTGCGGGAACCACGGCACGCTGAAATACACCGTGCGACCCTTGAACGCCGACAGCATCCCGTTCGGGCCAGCACACAGACCCTTCAGGTCGGCCGGCGGCGCATCCCACTGCAGCGACTGCATGGCGGGCTGCGTCGCCAGCGTGGTCTCCGACATCACATCCGAGTAGCTGGCAGGCACGCTGCCGATGTCCCACTCCACCACTTCACGATATGTGACGGTGTTCGAGGTGAGCGACGCGATTGTGCGGTACATCCGCAGCTTGATAATGTTCGGATTCGTGGGCGCCACCAGCGTGTTTGCGTTGGTGATCGTCCACGTGCCGTCACTGTTGCCCGACACAGTGATCGTGGACGTGTCGCTGGCCGGTCCTTCCTCGCCATACTTCGACACGAGGATGAACGTGTACACGCGCGTGACCGCATTCGCCGATGTACCACCCGCGGTGGCTATCGCAGGCGTCGTTCCAAACGTCGGTGGGGGCAGGCCGACCGGTTGGCCCGGCGTGCCGGCTTCGACGTCGGCCATCGTCGTGATGGTGAACGCAACACCATCCGTCCAGTAGAGCCGGTTGTACGCGTCGTTGATGATCGGCGCCTTTACCACGTCCGTGCGTCGATCGAACGGGATGTAGTAGTTCGTCAGCGTCGGATCGTTCGGGTGGCGGTAGTGAAAAACATCCTGCAGGTTGGGATGCGACGCATACGTCGCGAGCAGCTTCAGCTGGCTCCAGCTGCGAAGCTCGCCAGAGAACAGCTGCGCGTTGAGCGCGTACTGCGCGGCATTGTCAGGCAGCAGGCGGCTTCCCAGTCGCGGGATGATGCCGCCGAATCCAGAGATGCGCAGGATCGTCATTGACCCTAATCCCTCGTGTACGTGAGCGAGACCGGCACGTCTACGTAGCTCGACGTCGTGCCGTCGGAAACAGTGCAACGTGCAACGGCATCCAACGTGTTGAACACCTGCGCGGAAAAATAGGTCGACGCACTACTGGGCGCGTTTATCGCTACTGAGCCAGAAATGATGCTCCAGCTGTAGGTGTAGGCGGCATTGCCACCGTGCCCAGTGACCGTGACCGTGTTGCTGATCACGAAGCCGCTCGGGTTGGGGCCGCTGCCACTGCCAGAAGCTGACGTAGGCGCCGCCGTAGCTGTCACCGGTTGGTATTTCACCGCGCCAGCCAGCTGCGCCAAACGGATCGGCGGTGCCGTAGGGACACTGGAATTCTGCGCTGTGTCCGGCACCCACGCACCGCCGCGCACGAACGCATGCAGCGGCGTGCCAGCAGGCGCGCCGAACTCCGCGCGCACTGCAGCGAGCGACACCGGAGGGCCGGGCACTGCCATCAGATCTGCACTCCACGCGCACGCGCGTCTTCGACGAGCGCCTGCAAGACGCGCGTGATCGGTGACGTCATCCGTTGGTAGGCCATACCCTTGAGTTTCTTGTCGCCGGGACCCTCGAAGATCAGCTCGGGGGTGACGTCCTCCTGCTCGTCCGCAACGAACCCGAAGTCAGCACGATCCGTCTGCAGGTTGTGGTAGCGCACGGGGCGCGACTGCATGACGATACTCACGGCGTCAGCGAGCGCCATGCTGTCGACATTTTCCTTGATCCGCATGTCGGAGCTGTCGATCACGGAGCCGCCCGTGATCGTGCCGGTGAACGTGATGCTGGCAGCGTTCGATGCGTTGTTCAGCGGGCGCGCATCCAGTGCAGCCTGAAGACCCGATGTCTTGGCTATCGTGAGCGCGCCGTCCGCCATGGACGTCGTGATCTTGCACTCGGCGGACCCATCAAACCCCGCTGATCCGGTCACGACGCCTATGGTCGTGATAGCGCGTGCGGTCTGCAGCTTCTGCGCGCTCTTCGCTACGGCGCTGTTCTGCACCCACGACTGGAATGCAATCGGCCCGTAATTCGCTGCGTCGTCGTCCACCTGCACCAACACCTGCCCCAGTGTTCCACCGAACCCGATGTATACCTTGTTCGTCAGTTGGCCTGCACCACCGCCCTGCTGTACGGGCGTGAACCCAAGCTTCAAGTTCCAGCGCCCGTCGCCATACACCTGCAGCGGCGTGTCGAACTGCGCGATCGGAAGCTTCGCGTCGCCGTCGAGCGTCGCGACGCCGTTCGCAGCGCCTGCGAATGCCGTCCAGTCGATGTTGCCGAGCATGCCTGCGGTGATCCGCATCTCGACCAGCGTCGAGGCGGAGAACGCGCGAGCGAGTGTCCCCTCGCGCCCGCGGGTCACGGTCAGCGTGTCCGCCGTACGCGCGGTGCACTCGACGATTTCGATGTTGCCCGTAACGTCCTCGATCGTCAGGAGAAACGTCTTGCCACTGGCCGGCATCGGAAACAGCGCGCCGTCGCCGTTGGGCAACGTAATGGCGGGGTCCGTCGGTGCGACGTTGCCGAGCAACGAGCTGCGCGCATTGTTGGCGTAGAGGTACTTGGCCATGTCAACGAATCCTGCCGGCGAAGGTGGGTGCCTTCACGCGCGGCTGCGCCGTCGCACCACCACGCCGTACTTTAGCGCGGAGTGCCTGCTTCGCCTTGGTGAAGTTCATCATGTGGTAACTGGCCATGGACGTGTCGCGCCACGGCTTGGCAGGCATCGCGAAGAACTGCGCGAGCGCGCCGGACGCGACCTTCTCCGCGTAGTCGTCGAACAGGTCGTCGGGCACGTAGTCGTCCGCGGGGTCCTGCGTCAGCTGTTTGTAGATCAGCACTGTGACCGGGTAAGCAACGTCCGGTGGTCGGTTGATGCGGATGACGCCGGGGTACAGCTGCCACCAGCCATCTGGCGTGCCGGGCTCAGGCAAGTAGCCCTCCGGCCAGCGATGGGACTCGACCACCGACGGCATCGACCGCGATGGGTCCGTCGGGTAGGGCATCGACAGAATGCCTGCAATGAGGCCGCCGTCGCGCGCTTCGATGCGGTAGTCCGTCACGCCGGGCTGGAACGTGAGTGGGACAGCCTCACGCCACATGGTCGTCGAGCGCTGCCAATCACGGATCGCCTTGCGCAACTCGAAGTCCACCATGGGCGCATCGACACCGCGGAGCACCGGCATGATGTAGTCGTAGAAATCCTTGAAGTTCGCCATCACGCGGCTCCGATCAGTTTCTGCGTGAACGCCGTGATGAACGTCATCGCGCGGCCGTCGACGGCGAACTCGTCATCGCGGATCTCCGCCCAGCCAGCGACATACCCGATGCAGGCGCTGAAGCACGTATCGGCTAGGGGGAAGTCAACCGCCGAGTAGTCAGTCGAGGGGTCGGTCGAAACGAAGCTGCGGCTGAGCTGGAACGTACCGACGAACATGTCGGGGCGGAGGCGCTTCGCCTCGGACACCGCATCGTTGAGATACCCCACGAGATCGCTCGTGGGGTATCGGAAGCCACGCCCTTGGTCCTGATCTTGGAGGACCTGACGAACGCGATCCAGCAGATCAGAGACCTTGTAACCCATGGCGTCCTCGATTACTCGGTGGAAATTTCTTCCTCGCCAGTATCGCCGGCGGCAGGCGCCAGATCAACGGGCGCGGGATCAGCAGGCGCAGGCTCGAACTGCAGCACGGGCTCGACGGGCACGGGGTCGGCGGGCACGGGGTCGGCGGGCACGGGGTCGGCGGGCAGCGGCGGCGTGGCAGCAGCCTTCTCGGTGCCTGCAACGCCCTCGAACTCGCCCGGGTTGCGGTCCTCGTACCCCGCCGGGAACTTCAGTGCCGCGACGGTTTCACCGCTCGGCTTGTGCAGGTAGTGCGAGAACAACGCCTCGACTTTCTCTTCGATCTTGGACATGACGCCTCCATGGGCCGGAAAGAACCCCCGGCCGAAGCCGGGGGTAAGGTCACGCTGCGAGAAACCTCGCTGCGCTTAGCCCTTCACCGCGTACGCAGTGGCGAGCGCCGTCGGCTGCGGCACGCCGCGGCCGTAGACCTGCAGGCCGCGCATGATCGTGCCGAACGTGCTCTCCGACCGGATGGTCTCCGACTTCACCAGCTGGGTGGCGAAGGTCAGCGCCATCGGGTGGATCGCATAGATGTACGACGCGGTGGCCGCGCCTTCCACCGCCGTCGGCATCAGGTTCGAGCCGTAGATCTCGAACCTGTCGATGGTGCCGAGCAGGCCGTTGCGCATCACGCTCACCGTGTCACCAGTGATCGATGCGTTGCGCAGGTCGGACTTTTTCAGCATCGCCGCGTAGGACATCGGCATGACCAGCTTGCGGCCGGTCTCGGGGATGTTCTGCTCGTCCAGCACCAGACCGAGATCGATGATCGTGTCGATGATGTTGGCCGGCGTCAGCGAGAGCGGCGCGCCGGTGGCACCGAGGTTGATGTTGGCCGAGATACGGCCCGCCGTCGCGCCCTTGTTCGCCGCGGCCGCGCGGGTACGCAGGAACGCCAGCACCTCGGTATCGACGGTGATCTTCATCTTCTCGGACGCGTTGTCCGCCCACGGGCCGGTCATGTTGAACATGGCCTGCGCATCGGCGACGTCGTCGAGGATGAACGACCAGTAGTTGCCCTGATCGATCATCAGGTCCAGCGTGGTCTGCGTCGGCCGCTGATTGGTGAGGTTGTCACCCATCTTGTACGGCGTGATGGTGATGTCCGGCACTTGGTTGATCACCACGGTGTCGCCCATGTTCTTGATCTCACCGAGGTAGTCGGTGGTCGAGATCGCGGGGACGACGGCGGCGTCGTAGAAGCGCTCCAGCAGCTTGCGCGACCAGAGGGTCGGGATG